CGCTGCAACCGTGGTCGTCTTGGCTCCCGCCAAGATGTTCTCGATGTGCCCACCCGCCAGAATCGTACAGAGCTTCCCACCAAGAGCTACCGTCTCCTGGTAGATCATGGCGTAGTAGTTCTGGGTCTTTCCGGAGACCAGGGTATTCCAGCCCCCAAAGTTCCCACTGAAGCCGTTGAGCCCATTGAGAGCAATGGTACTGGCCTTGACGGTGTAGCCGCCATCCACGGTCTTCTGGTACGAGCCCTTGACCACCTGATTGTCGGTCCCGCCTACATGGGTCTCAGTGTTCCCCTGGACATCCATGCTGTGGGCCACATCATCCACAGAGTTCCCGCTACCTCGGAAGATGTTCTTGATAGACCCCCGGAAGTTGGTGGTGATGCACTCCCCGTTCGAGTTGGCCCCGATGTCCAGGTAGACCCCTCCTTCGCAGGTCAGGTGAAGGGAGTATCGGTCAGGGAGCATGGCGCCCAAGAACATCTTGAGGGCTCCCTCCATGTTGACCTCAGCCGAAACGTTCTTGGCTGCATAGTTCTCGCTGGAGGAACCAGGGATGTTGGCGAAGAGCTTCCCCTGCTTCGAGACAGCCACCGCAAAGGTGCTCTTCGAGGAAGCCCTGGGTGGGGAGATCCTGAAGTAGTAGGCTGCCGCCATGTTGAGGGCTTCGTCCACAGCCGTTGCCGGGGGTCGAAGGCACTCCTCTACGGTCAGCCCGTTGCCTGCTGCTGAAGCCTGGTCGAAGTCCTCGAAGACCTTGGGCTTCAGGACCCTGGCGTACTGCCGTTGCCCCTGAGTCGAGATGGGGTCGTTTCCGACAAGGGTCCCGAAGACCTGCTCGATGTAGGCCCTCGGTCGGTCGATGGGGAACCCATCGATCTCCTCCAAGACCTCCTGCTCCATGTCCGTCTCGTGACGGATCTCCATCCGGCGCTCGGTGTAGGCCCGGAGAGATCCACCATTGAGGGGGTCCTCGAAGTTGGTGGCCTGGTTCCCAGAGGGGTAGAACACCTGCCTCCCGTTGGAGTAGGTGGTCGGTGGGAACTCGTCATCCTTGTTGATCCGGTCCAGCCGCTCGTAGGTTGCCGGGTTGATGAAGGTTGCCGAGGGAGCAATCCCCGTGGTGGACAGGTCATCCTGTCCGAAGTACCTAGCATCCGGACCCCTGACCTTCTTCGTGATCACCCCGGTCTTGGGGTCCTTCACGAAGATTTCCAGGGGCAGGTTCATGGCCCCACGACGGATCGGTCCCGAGTACAGGTAAGCCGCTGCATCGGATTCTACCCTATGAAGGGCCTGACTGACAAAGGTTCGGTCTACGTCCCGAAGCTCGAAGAGATCCCCCGCCCGGTTGGTGAACCGAACATCCTTCGAGAGGTGCATCTCTGCACCAGAAGAGGACATTCCGAAGATGTCCCCCTGGCGACCCTTGATGCGCTTGTACCGGATAGGACGACCGAGGAGCTTCTGGGCATCCTCAGCATCCTCGGGAGAGACTTCGCTAGGGGGTACAGCCGCAAAGGTGTCGAACTTGAGCCCAAGGGAGTTCCCGACCGGCACGTACCCAAGGATGACCGCCTCGTAGATTTGCTTGCTTCGCTTGCGGTAGCCTATGACAACGACCGATCCGACCTCCGGGATGCCTCCTAGGAAGCTCCTCGGGCCTGCCATAGCGGAGGTCAGGTCCAGCTCGAAGCGGTTGTCCTGACCAGACAGAACCTTCACGTCGGCCTTCATGTGGAACTCGTCCACCCGAGTGATGATGCCGACCCTCAAACCCTCAAAAGGCTTGTCTGAGCTTGCGAAGTCCTTGTTCGGGACCTTTCCGTAGTCCACCTTTCTCGTCATGGTTTACCCGAGCAAGGCAAGCTCGGCCTCCTTGTTGGCTCGGTCCTGTTCGGCTGCATCAATCTGCTTCTGAAGCTCCTCGGGGTCGTCCTTCCCCAGGATCGTGACAGAACCAGACCCAGAAGAGGCAATCGCCATGGCCTGACGCTTCTTCAAGCGGTCGATCTTGGCAGTCAAAGCGTTGATCTCGGACTTGAGTTGGGCCTTCTTCGTGTTCTTCTTCAGGTTGTCACCGAAGTCCGAGAAGGATTGCTTCAGGTCCCCCATGGCAGAGCTGGCCTGTTGAGCCGTTGCAACAGGGTCACCAAGGTTGGATCGGTTGGGTGAGCTGAAGGGCGGAGAGAAGTTCCCCTGCTCCGGATCACCCTCAGCTCCGGTGAACAAATCGGGGACCTGACGTTCCCCCGAAATCTCCCCCTGAAGCTCAAACCCAGAGGGGTCCCCTCGAAGAGACTTCTCGAAGTCTTGGTGAGGCGTGTCGAGGGCTTGGTAGAGCGTCATGAGGTACTTCTCGACCCTCTCGATAGCCTCACTCGCCTTCAGGGTTGGGGGTTTGACAGGAGCCTCATAGTAGGACTGTGACCCGGCAGAATCCTCAGCAGAGATTGAGTGGTAGTCAAAGTTGATGCTCCCATCTGCTGCTGCCCCACCACTACCAGCACCATCTGCCTGGAACTCATTTCCACCCGCATTCCTGTTCCCATAGAGGGAGTCACCTAGGACAGGGGAAGAAGGGTTGATCGTCTTGACCTGGTAGCCCACATTGATGAAGGTCAGATCCGCCCGCCCCGTTTGACACGGGCAGTCAGGGTCACCTGGAACCAGTTCTGAACGAACGGTCATCTCAGCAAGGGTCAAAGCCCTGGATAGCTGCCCCGCTTCGACACTCGGGGGTACCCCCTTGGCCTCAGCAGATCCAAGGGGTGCTGAGTCAACGAAGTTGGTTCCTGTGTTCGCAAACTCGAACTTCCGAACCCCGTTCTCCATGGTCCAAGTGCCAGCGGACTGAAGGTCCTCAGGCATGAGCCTTGCCACGGCATCAGCAGGATTCGGGTAAGCCGTGATGACCGAGGTGAGGCCCTGACTCTGAGCAGTGAGGGTAGCAAAGAGGTCCCCACCCAAGGCTAGCTGGGCACCAATCTCGGTTTGCTGGTTGTTCTGACCCTCGTTGTAGACCAAGGACCCGTCTCGAAGAGACACCCCACGCCCGTACCGGAAGTGACCGATGACCTCGAACCCACGCTCATCTGAGACTGGCCTGACCATCGAGGTGGGAGTCTCTAGCTTGATGCCCTCCTCCGTGAATGGGCTATCACCCCCAGACACAACGATGTTCTTGGAAGGAATCAAGGCAAACTGGGTGACCGACTTGTCTACATCGTGAGCATAGACATAGACCCCAGCAGAATTCAGGCCATAGGAGTATCGGTTGTGCGAGTATTTGCCCTGAAGCTCTTCGGTCCTCCCGAAGGCTGAGGCTTTCTTGGCCTCTTCCCTAGCAGCCTTCTGCCGCTGCTCGGTTTGGGCCTTTGTGGCCTTTGGTGCTTGCTTGTTTGACCCAGCCTTCTTCTCACCTGCGATGGCCTCATACCCCTTCTTCCCGTCATAGGGCCTCGTGTAGACCATCACGACATTGGGGTAGCCCACCACCTTCCCAGTCTTGGGGTGGCGAAGGAGCAGTGGCTTGTAGGGTTCCGAAGTCTTCGGGTCATCGGGGTTCATCCCGATGGGTGGGATCGTGGCAGCGTCCCCCATCTCCAAGGCAAACGCCCGGTCTCGAAGTTGACGAATGGTGGGAGGACCCTGGATCTTGCCACTGGGGGTTGGCTTCTTCGGGGGTGACTTTCCCTTCTTCTTCTCCGGGGCAAGCCTGTTGAACTCCGCCAAAGCCTTCTCATAGTAGGCTTCAGAGGCGTCCCCCTTGGTCTTGAGGGTCGAGATTCCTTGGATGGCAACGAACTTCTGCCGTCTTGCAGTCAGAGTCAGGGAGGTTGTGGCCCTTCCACCAAAGGCAATACTGTGGGAGATCCCCTTGATGTACCAGACCTGATCCTTGGGTGCGATGTAGACGGGGAAGCCAAGGCGAAGCTCAGGTCGGAACGGAATGGTAACCGTCCCCTGGTGCCGCCTGGAGTTCAGGCGGTCGAGGATGTCCATCCCGTGGTAGAACATCCGGGTCAGGTCCCCCATGAACTCCGAGTTGAAGGTATGAGGGCGCCAGCCATACTGCCGAAGCAAGTGGTAGTCAGTTACGCTCGTAAACGGAGTGATCTCTGGCCCGAACCCGTAGTCTACGTTCCCGCCGTAGGACCCCTGGATGGTGAGCTGGGTGACCACCTCCGCCTCGGACTCAGAGAAGTCCCAGTCGATGATGTCGATGTCCTGAATCCACGAAACTGGCTTGTTTGAGAGGATATCCAGGTTGTAGAAGGGGGGCTTGAAGACAATGTCCCCAGTCACATCCATGTAGAACTCGAACCCGATAGCCTCCTTGCAGGCATTGGCGATTTCGAGCTTGGTCTGGTACTCAGACTGCCAAAAGTTGACCTCACCAGCCTGAGAGAACTGGGTCCGAAAGGCAGTCACGTCCGGGTCAGTGGGGTCGAAGGCAAGCTGGGCTGCCAGGGGACCCCCGTTGGCATTCCGGACGGCGTTGGCTACCGGGGTCAGACCCTTGGTTGGGGTGAACTTTGACTGCTCGTAGCTGTGGGCAACCGAGTCCCCTCGAATGGCGATTCCATTGACCCCATACAGGAGGAGGTTCGAGCGAATCCGAGAGAAGCGCTGGGACCAGTAGGACATGATGTCCCCAAGGGCAGCGTTGAAGGTGGCCTTCTGCCCAGCCTCCTTGTAGAGGCTCACGAGCGACCCAGTCCCCAGGATCACGTCCCCGAAGCTCATCTGAGCCAAGGTGAAGATGAGGTCGTAGGGGTTGGTCCCGAAGAGGACGTTCCCGAAGATCGACCTTCCAAGGGACGGTGTGGGAGCCGTGAACGCAGGGTTCACGTTCATCCGGCAAATCTCCCACCACTTCAAGATATCGGCACAACTGAGTGTGACTGTGTGCTCTCCATTGGAGTAGGAGTCGGACACTTCTGTGATGAGCCCCCAGAAAGTAGGGTAATACTGGGGGATCCCCTCAAGTAGGTAGAATCCCTTGGAGAAAATCTCCACTTCCATCATGGGTGAGATGACCGGAACCCCGTCCATGTAGAAGTCGTCCACGACATGGCGTGGGACACTCAGGTTGATGGTGGCGGACCCAGGGACGCTGTCTATGTCGAGGCTGGTCTGGATCTGGGTGATGTACTTGCCAAAGTCGAACCGACGCTTGCAGGTGGCACACCCGATGATATCCGTCTCCCCGTTGATGTAGACAATGGAATCAGGGGCCATGACCACGGTTGGCCTGGCGTTAGGGGTGTAGGTTCCTTGAAAGGGTCCTCGTGCCATGACTACTTCTTCCCCTTCTTCTGGGCCTGAGTTGGCTTAGGAACCGCTTGCCCACCACCAGTTGCCGCTGCTACGGCTGGGTCGATGGTAGTGTCTCCAGAAGGTGGGAGACTGGCGAAGAACGCCTCTTGTCTTGCCTTCTCATCCGCCTCACGAGCCCACTGCTCTTCGATTGTCTGGGGGGCATCAGGCGGGACCTCCACAATGGTGTGGCTGTCCTCCTCATCCTTTTGGAAGAGAGCATCCTCTCCTGAGAGGGCTGGGGACCCCTTGAACAGGTCCTTGTTCCCGTAGTCGTACTCATCTGGGCGGTCGAGGAGGAACGTTGCCCGAACCGTGAACTGGAAGTTGTACTCCAGGGTGTAGGGCTTGTCGTCAGTCTCAGTGATGTTGAAGTTGTCGAACGACCCGATGTACAGAGTCGAGTCGTAGTAGATGTAGATCGACCCTACCAGGGACAGTCGGGTGAAGAAGCTGCTCTTGCTGTTCTGCTGTTCCAAACCTGAGGTGAACAGGTATCCGTTATTCTTGTAGAGCAGGTACAAGGACAGGAAGTTCTGGAAGCTCTCCGAGTATTGCCTAGCGACCCGTGTGAGACCTGGACTGGACCCATCCGAGTCGGGGGTCTGGCTGTTGGCGTCAATGGCAAAGAAGGCTGCCAGAGTCCCTGAGGCATCGAGCTTGTCCTGCTGGTCCCCCCAATGCTCGATGATGTGCCCATTCCGGGTCCAGTTCCCATCGTTGCATATCTTTTCCGAGCTGATCTTGAAGCTCTTGGGGTTGACCAGGAGTCGAAGAGGTGGGGTGTCTCTCATCTTGTTGATGAGCATAGCTGTCTGGAAAGCCTCAGCCGCCTGAGCAGCCTGGAACCTCTTCCCAATGTCCGAGGTGTTCAGGTCTGTGTCTGTCTTCTTGACATCCGCAGCCTTAGCCGCAGCAGCATCCTTGCTCCCAGACCCGGCCCAAGCCCCGTTGGTACTTGGGGGCTCCCCAGCCGTCTTGGCATCCATAGTGCAGTTGCCACTGTAGTCCGACCCAGGCATGAACCTGAACAGGTTGTCCGGCTTCAGGCCACCACCCTTACCCCCCTTGTTCCACCCTGGGGCAGTCCGATCTCGGTAGGCAAAGACGCTTTCC